CATTGTGGAAAACCAGAAGAAGAAAGGAGTCTGACCAAAATGGCAGACATCAAGAAGCTGCACGAGACACGTGCAAACCTGCTCACGCAGGCCACCAGCATCGTTGCTGAGGCTGCGGAAGCCGGTGCCGCCCTTGAGGGCGACAAGAAGCAGCAGTTCGAGGCTCTTACAGCCGAGGCTGGTGTTATCGCCGAGGCGATTCGCAGCGAGAAGGCAGCAGCAGAGGCGCGAAGCGCCGCTGATGTGGTCCGCGCTGAGTTCGCTTCAGTTATCGCTCCGAAGGCTGAGAAGTCTGACGACGAAGTTGCCGAACTGCGCGCTCTTGGGCGCAACGGCGGCAGCAAGATGTTTGAGTACCGTGATGTGACCCGCGCGACAGGACTTGGCAACGCAACTGCCATCGCCGACCGCGTGAACGTCGTTGCGGCTCAGTTCAACCCATTCCTTGACGCCAACATCGTCACCGTGGTTCGCACGGCGACCGGCAACAACATCCAGTTCCCGCGCGTCACGGCGCTCGGCACGGCTGGTTCAGTTGCTGAGGCTGGCACGATTGGCGAGTCAGACGGCACGCTCAGCGCGCTGTCCCTCACCCCAATCAAGTACGCGACCATCATCCAGGTCTCGGAAGAGCTTGTGGAAGATGCAGTGTTCGACCTTGCCGGCATGATTGCTGACAAGTGCGGCGCTGAAGTTGCAGTTGCTCACGGTGCCTTCGCTGGTACCGCAGTTGCTGCGGCTGCGACGATTGGTGCAACTGGCACAGGCACGGCGTCGGTCAATCCGACCTACACCGACCTTGCCAAGCTGAAGGCGTCAGTCAATCAGGCATACCGACGCGCTCCAAAGGCGGGTTGGTTGATGAACGACACAACGCTCGGCGTTGTGACTGGTCTCGTTGACACAGCGGGCCAGCCAATCTTCCGCGCAGGCGATAGCAACACACCTGACCGACTGTTGGGTGCGCCTATCTACAGCGCAGCGTTGATTGACCTGACCGATGACACCGCAGGCGCAATCCTTTTCGGTGACCTCGGACAGATTTACACGGCACTTGTTGGCGGCGTCCGCGTGGACGTGAGCCGCGAGTACGCCTGGAACACTGGCCTTGTCTCGTACAAGGTTGAGGTTCGCGGCGCGACCGGACTTGCCCAGGCTTCAGCAGTGAAGTCGTACAAGTCAGCCAACGTCTAATCGTTAGACGCTAGGTTGAGCGGCGGGGTGTCGGGCTTCGGCTCGGCACCCCGCTCTCGTAGCAGGAGGGTTCATGGACATCTTCAAGAAACTCAAGGAACTGGGGCGCAAGGCTCCTCGTAGAATCAACGGAGAGGCACCTAGGAGCCACGTAGAGCGCGCTATCATCGTTAGGTGGGGCAATACAGCCACCTTGAGCCGAACGCCGCTTAGAGGGCGGGAGAAAGGGGAAACCGAGTGAGCGAGCAGAAGTTGAGCAGCCGACAGGTCTCCATCGGGACTGCTGCCACCGCGCTCGGCGAGGGACTGGTCACCGGCTCAGAGTTCCACCTCTTCTGCACATCATCAGGGAGCCAGAAGGTCTATCTTGGCAACGGCACCGTCACCATCGGCGACGGCTTCCAGCTACACAAGGACACCCACGTCACAATCTTCGTTCCTGAGCGCATCCAGTTGTATGCTGTCGCGGACAACGCAGGCGCAACCGTCTCAGTCCTACAAATCGGAGGCATCTAAATGTCCTACGCATCGCTCGCAGAATTCAAGAGCGCAATTGGCATCACCGACTCAACGGACGACACACCGTTGCAGTCTGTCCTCGATGCAACCGACGCGCTGATTGACAACTACACCGACCGACGCCAGGGCTTCGGCACGGCAACAGAGACGCGCTACTACACAGCGCAGGACATCGCTTACGTCCTTACGGATGACCTTGTAAGCGTCACAACGCTTCAGACAGACGACAACGGCGACGGCACCTACGAGACAACGTGGACCGCTGGCACCGACTTCGTGCTGGCACCGGCGAATAACGCGCTGGACGGCTGGCCGTATACCAGCATTGAGACCTCGGTCTCATGGCCGCGCAACTTCCCGATTGGCGTCTACCGTGGCGTCAAGGTGGTCGGCGTCTTCGGATGGCCGTCAGTGCCGAGCGCCGTCAAGCAAGCCGCAATCATTCAAGCAGGAGCAGTCTGGTCCTCGCGCACTTCGCCGTTCGGTGTCATCGGTTCGCAGGACCTCGGTGGGATTCTTCGCCAGACGCGCGCTCTGCATCCTGAATCGCAGGTTCTGCTCGAGCAGTATCGTCGCCGCGAAGGTCTCGCTCGGTGAGCTTCAACGACGCGACGGTCATCGCTGGACTGGCGGCACACCTCAGCAACGCCACGCCGCCGACTGGCTATTCGCTGCGCGCGGTTCATTCGTATCCGCCGGACAACCTTCCAGTGGTGCCAGCCTGCGTCATCGTGCCAGGCGAGGATACGGTCAGCTACGGCGCCAGCAATCGCCAAGTGGTGCTGACGCTGAACGCGACCATCTACATCCAGCCACAGGCTGACCTCGGTCGTAAGTATGCGGACCTCATGGTCTGGCGCACATGGCTGCGCGACAGCCTCATCAACGGCGTGACACTCGACGGCACGGATGCTGTTGCACAGGCGAGCGTGGTCTCCACATCGCTTGGGACTGACACGTGGGCAGACCAGGACTATTTGACTATCTCGGCGAGCATCGAGGTGGCATGCGTGGAGGCGATTGCAACCAGTGCCTAACTTGAAGAAGCCACTCACCTACGCAATAACCACCCACGTTGACGTGCAGTACGTCGCCGGCTCGCTTCCACAAGGAGAGTTCGTCGGAGGATTGCCGCTTGATGGGTCTACAATCAGCGCACCCGCAGCCCTAGCGCAAGCGTGGATTGCGGCAGGAATCGCCAAGCCAGCAAGTGCCGCACCAGCGGCTGAAGACGACAAGGAGAACGAATAAATGCCAGCCGCATCTGCAGGCAACGTCCTGTTCAGCAAACTCGTCGCCTTCAAGGAGGCAACGCCTGGAACTATCCCAACGCTGACCTCTGGCGGCCGCAAGCTGCTCGTGAACCCAACTGGTGTCATGAGCAATGGCGTCACCATTGAACTTGGCGCCGAGCGTTCAGTTGCACTTCGCAACCCGCTCATCGGTTCCACCGGCACCATCGTCTCCATTGAGCCAACCATGAGCGCCACCGTTCCTGCGGTGAGCGTTGGCGAACTTCCGCTCTGGCTCTCAATGACACGCGGTACGGCTGCGGCTGGCACAGCGGCGCCATATTCGTGGGACTTTGACTACTCGATGACAACGGCTAACAGCCCACAGTCCTATTCGCTGGTCGCCACCGATGGGATTCAGCAATACGTCGCCAACTATTCACTGGCTGAGTCCATCACCATCGCGGCAGACCGCAGTGGCTTGACGAACCTCAGCGCCAGCCTCTTCGCGCAAGACATTGCCAAGAACAGCGCGACGCTTGCCGAAGGGACGCCAACTTCGCCATTCATGGCTGGTCGGCTCTGGACCGCGTTCCAGCACGGCACAGCGTTCCCAGGCACGGCTGACGGCACGGCATATAACTATCTGCTCGACTTCAGCCTTGAGTTCAATGCTGGCATCACGCGCCAGGCGTACCTGAACGGCACGACCGTCTTCACGACACATGCGGAAAGCAACCCATTCACCGGCACGCTTACGATGACGGCGAGCAGCACGGCGAGCGCCGTGACGAGCTGGTACGACGCCTATCGCAACGCAACGCCACGAGGCGTGCGCTTGACATGGAGCAACGGCACCTACTCGGCGCACATCATGGCGTACATCGTCCCAACCGAAGTCCAGCAAATGGCTGGCGCTGAGGATGGGCTAACGACGATGGCCGTGACTGGCACGCTGGTCTACGACACCACGAGCGCGAAGTCACTTCGCATCCTGGTTAATAGCGACTTGTCGGCGCTGCCGTAAGTTCAACCTAGTAGCAGAGGAGGAGGCTAGATGAGCCAGAGCAAGCCACAGTTCCGTACCGTTGACGTATCTCTCTCCGCGCCCTTTGAGGGCTGGACGGCGACGATGAAGGCAGAAGGCGTTCCTGCTCGCGTCTTTATCGAGCTGCAAAGCGGCAACGTGGAGCGCGCATTGACCGCACTTGAGCGACTCATCGTGAAGCACAACTTCCTGACGGAAGATGGCGCACCGGCAGAGAACGTTTTGGATGCGCCAATGGACGCACTCTCTGACGCCATCACAAAATGGAGCGACGCGGTAGCAGCACTCCCCCCTCGATAAGACTCGACGCCCAGCGGCTGGCGGCGGGTCGGACACTGGTGCCGCATCCATACGTTGCGGCGCACCTGATTGGCGAGAAGTTCCACATCCCACCACACGAGGTTTTAGAGTGGGACGCTGAACACTTCGCTCGTACACTGGCGCTAATGTCCGACCTTCAACCGAAGGAGCCACATGGCCGCTAACTCACTTGACCGATTGACTATCTCCTTCAATGTTGACTCCAACTACGAAGCGCTGCGTCTTGGCTTCCTTCAGGGCGCCAATCCAGCCGCCTACAAGCGCCTGCTCAGCATCGCTACGCTCAACGCTGCGCGCACCATGGTTGCTCCAATGCGAGCCGAGGCCCCAGTTGGCAAGACTACAAAGAACCCAGGGCGACTTCGCAAGTCCGTCACGGCACGACGCGCGCGGTTCAATACACCTGCGGCAGTGGTCGGTCCGAGGGCTGGACGCAACCGAGCCGGTGCAAATGGTGGAGCGTGGTATCGCTGGTTCGTCACCTCTGGAATCAGCGGCGTGCGCCAGACCAAGAACGGACCGAAGGCGGTCAAGGCTGTTCCAGCCAATCCGTTCGTCACACGAGTCTCAAAGAACGAAGGTCGTCAGCGAACTGCAATGGAGGCAATGGCAAAGACGGTAGAATCATTCTTCAACAACGGCGCCTTCCGCGCCACCATCATGAAGTTCAAGAGAAGGTGACACATGGCATTTGGCTCTGACCGCTCAGCCAACTTCGTCATCGCGGCAAAAGATGCCGCAACGCAGCCGCTCGGCAAGATTGGCAATGCAATGGGCAAGCTGCGAAGCGTCGCTGGAACTGCATTCAAGGCAATTGGCGCTGCGGCCATTGCAGCCGGTGCTGCGCTTGCCGCCTTTGCCTTTGATGCAATCAAGGCAGCAGCAGAGGATGAGAAGCAGACCATCCGACTCAATGCCGCGCTCAAGGCGCGCGGATACCAGATGGACCAACTCGGACCAAAGATTGACGAGCAAATCAAGTCTATGCAGCGGCTTGGATTCACCGACGACCAGGTGCGTTCTGGACTAGAAATCGGCTCACGATTCTTCAAGAATCAGAATAATCTCCTCAAGGCAAACGCTGTTGCCGCCAACATCTCTGCTGCAACCGGCAAGGACCTTTCAGCCGTCATGCTGGCAATCGGACGTGGAGCGCAGGGCAGCACACGAGGTCTGGCCTCACTCGGCATCGTGGTCGAGAAGGGCGCCAAACTCACTGACATCCTGACCGCAGCCAATGAGAAATACAAGGGCGTTGCTGAAGAGGTCGCCAATAGCACAAGCGGAAAGTTCGCCGCCGCGCAAATTCGTTTCAATGAGGCCATCGAGACCTTCGGCGCTCAGTTGCTTCCGATGGTCAACGAGGCGCTGACGTTCGTCACGGAGAAGGCACTCCCTGCGTTCGAGCAGTTGATGGCTGACCTCGGTCCAGTCGTAAGCGACCTCGTAGACAACTATGTCCGACCGCTCGTGGATTCTGTTGCTGAACTCTTCGCCATCTTTGACAACGGCGAAGGCTCAATCAACGTCCTGACAATTGCGCTAACACCACTTCGGTTGGCGCTTGAAGCCATCAAGATTGTGATTGATGCCATCGTTGCTGGGCTGAAGTTTATTGGAGTTGGCGCAGGAGAGGCATCTAAGAAGGCGCTTGAGAAGGCGGCAGGAGGCGCTGGCTATGGCGGCGGCTCATTCGTCAACCCAATGAATCGCACCACCGTAGCGCCAGTCACGCCTGGGCTTACTAGTGGCTACGGCATGGCGCCAGTAAGCCTGACCATCGGCACGCAGGCGCAGAGCCAGTTGTCCTATCGCTACGGCTCGAACATCAACGCCACGACAGGCACGAGGAATACCGGCAGGGGGCGATAAATGTCGCTGGCTCCGTATCAACTTTGGATTGACGTAGCGCCAATCGCTTCGGCAGTGCGCGTCTCATCAACGGTGACTATTACGACCTCATCGGCGCACGGATTGCAGACTGGCGCGTACATTCAAGCTGCAAGCCTGACAGGAGCGGCTGGCACCTCGATGGTTGGTGTCTATCAAATCACACGAACGAGCGGGACGACCTTCACCTACACGCAGGCTGGTTCCGCTGGTACAGCCACTAGCGGCTCTGCTGTTATCTCTTATGACCTTCTCGCTCCGCTTGATAATTACGCCGCAGGAACTGCCCGACAGTATTCAGCGAACGCTGACATTTCGAGCACGAACCTTGTCGCCAACGGCGACGGCTCAGGTGCGACGATGAGCGCAACGGTGCTGCAAGAGACCACGCCAACTGAGGGTCCATTCATGTCGCTGGTTCCAGACCAGACGCGCATCCGCTTCGCCTTCGCAAACACCGGCACGACGCCAGCAAGCACCGACGTGCTGTTCCTCGGCTATCTCAACGGCTATACGCTGAGTCTCAACGGCTCTGGGCAAGGCTCCATTGCTGACCTGAATCTGAACGACGTCAACACGATTCTCGACCGCGTCGCAGTCTTCGGCAACTCTGGCGGCGTTGCCTCGGTCAAGGGTGGAATCAGCGGCGACGGACCGACACGCTCGTCCAATGTGGTGACGCTGAACACTAAAAAGGCGCACGGTTTTGGCGTTGGTCAGGTGGTCACGGTCGCGGAGGTTCCAGGCGGAGGAGCGACTTCATTCAATGGAACATTCACGATTGCGAGCGTGCCAAGCGTCACGAGCCTGACCTATGCACAGACAGGAGCGAACTACTCAGGAACATTCAACGGCGCTATCCGCTACACCATCGCCGTTGACTCAACAAATCGCAGCAGCGTCATCATCAGCGCAGCCGCTGGAGACTCAGCCTATGTGCAAACAGGCAAGCCGCTGGCGCTTTACAAGGGCAACTGTCGCGCAACTGGATTCACGAATACCACGCAAGTGGAGAACCTTCTGTTCAGCACTGAGGCAAACCTCGCCAAGATTCATCCAGGAGCCAATGTCACACGCATTAGCGACACATCGTTTAGGTTGACGCTGCCTGGGCAAATCACCGGCACGATTCGGACAGGCGTCGGCTTTACAGGACAGTGCAGCGTCTTCCAGACAAGTGGCCGCGTATACGACGGAAGCAACGTCAACGGACAAACCGTGGTCATCGTGAAGGGCAATACGACCGAGACGGCGGCAGTTCAGCAGTTGCTTGGGGTTGTCAATGCGTGGCACGGTGACGACTACCCTCTCCAGCGCCTACTCAATACGGCTGGCACGACGCTGATTGCTGGAGGCACGGCATACCGTCCGTCAACTGCGCTCTACTTCCCGACGTCGAGCCTGCGCTCCGCGTTGGATACCGTGGTGGAGACGTACCAGAGCGACACGCGACTGCGCCGCTACTACATCACGCCGCAGGCGACCCTCTCCTACAGCGTCACCGATGGAGACGCCATTCCAACTTACGCGACGGCGCCATACAAGATTATTACGAGCGGACCAGGCACGCCGAATATCACGACCGGAGCAGCAACTGTCGCGCCATACAACCTGACCGTGACGTGGGACCACGACACCAGCAAGCGCGCACAATTCAACTTCTCATCAACCGAGGGCGACACGACGCTGAATACGGTCATCACCTACACCGACCCAGCACAGAACAGCGGCGGCACCGTCTCCGCAGGGACCGCAACACAGGTCTATGCAACGCGCGCAGGGGCGCCAATTCTTGAAACGGTGGTGGACTTCCCGAACGCCACAGCAGACTTGATTGACGTCGCGGCTGCCGCGTGGTTCAAGGAGCGATACCAGCCGCTTATGTCTGGTCAGTTCGAGCTACGTGGAGCAGGAACGGCGGCTCATAACACGCTTGGATTCTTCAAGGGCTACTACCAGACCGGTGCGTCAACCTATGCCGTCACCTCGTGGGCGCCTGGTCAGTTCGTGGACATCACGGCGTCGTCGCTCTCATTGAGTGGTCTCTATCGCGTAGAGGAGGTCGCGCTATCATTTGAGCCAGGCTCGTACAAGCAAGTCATCAGCGTTCGGTTCAATCGCAAGAATCCAAATGACCTTGCGAGCATTATCGCCAGCCAGAGGAGATAGCAATGCCACAAATCGGTTCCAACCAAGGCATCGTTGCTCAGAATCTGTCTGGAATTACTGACAGCCAGGGCAATCAAATCATCTCTAACGAAAATGCCTTCGGCGCGTCGCCTGCTGGCGAGGCGCTCATCGGGCAGCAACTCTTCGGCTTGCCGAACGGCACATTCAACCTGACGCCTCCAGACGTCTACTCAAGCCTCGGCTCAGACAATCGGCTGCCGTATTGGGACTGGGCTGAATACAGCGACGGCACGATAACAGCCACGCCAACCTATGACTCAGCCACTCAGACCTGGGGCATCAAAATCAACCCAGGCACGGCTGCGAGCGGCGACTACTGCACGCTGACAACGCGCGCGTTCTTGCTCAATGATGACAATCTCGGCTTGCGCCAGAAGGCGTTTGCCGTCATTAGCAAAGGCGGAACGGCTGCAGCTAGCACGCAATGGAACTTCACGCTCAGCGCCATCTACTACGACACGACCAATACGGCAATTGGAACAGCAGCCATTGGGACGGCGCTTGATACAGGAACCTGGACAAGTCTGAGCGGATTCACGACGGCTGGCGGCTCGGCCATCAACGCCTCGGCGCGCTATGTCGAGCTGCAATTCAAGCTGACGGCGACGGCTGCCGTGACCGGCTCTGCAACGGTCACCATCAAATCCTGCTTGCTGTCGAGCAAGATTGGTGCTAACTCCTCATTCCTTATCACCGAAACAATTACGAGCAGCACGACGTGGACCGTTCCGACAGGCGTGAGCAATCTTGTGGCTATTGCGCTCGTCGGCGCTGGAGGTGGTGGCGCAGGCGGAGGCATTGCGGCAACTGGAACTGCAGCCAACCCGCGCATCTCAGGTGGCGGCGGCGGTGGCGGCGGTGCTGGCTATCTCATTGCGCGCAATGTCAGTCTTGGTACGGCCACGAGTTTGACCATTGGCATTGGCGCTGGTGGCGCTGGTGGCGCTGGAACTTCATTCACAAAGGCTGCTGCAGCAACTACTACTTACTCACTAGTCGGAGCAAACGGCGCAGCTGGCGGCGCAACTACTGTGGCAATTGCAGGCTTGACGTATCTGACATGCGAAGGCGGCGGCGGTGGTACTGCTGGAACATCAAGCATCTTGGCGCTTGGCTGCGTGCGAGGCGATGGCGGCACGCCTGGAAATTACAGTTCACTCATCTATGACATTGGCTCTGCCGCAATGACCGCTGATAGCGGTGGAAAGGGCGGAAGCGCCAGCACGGTTGCAACATTCTCTGAGGCTGGTCAACCAGGAACACGCGGCGTGACTTCGCTGCTGTATTCGTATGTCTCTAATTACACAGGCGCTGCTGGCGGCGCAGCAGTCACATCTGGTACGGCAACCACCTTCACCGTTGGCGCGGCTGGGACAGTTGGCGGAAGTGCGTCATTGAGCGGAGGGGGAGGCGGAGCAAGTAGCGCCGCTGGCACAAGCGCCGTCAGCGCAGCGGGTGACGTTGGCGGTAGCACTGGAACGAAAACTGGGGCTGCTGGGGCTGGTGGTGCAACCGTCGTCTCATACATCACCGGTGGCGGTGCTGGAACCGTGAGCGCAACAGCTGGTGCTGGAGGCTCGGCCACGCAATACGGCGCTGGTGGTGGTGGTGCTGGTGGTGGCGTAATTGTCACCGCTTCAAGCGTAGCCAATTACAATGCACGCGCCATCACCGCGACAAGCGGTGCAGGCGGTGGTGGCGCGACAGGTTATGTCGTTATCGCCTACGTTGCATAGGAGGTTCAATGAATCGTTACGCCTTCATCAACGCTGATTCAATCGTCGTTCAAGTCATCGCTGGCGACTTAGACGCGCAACAGCAGGCGCAATTCCTCAGCGACTATTCAGCGGTGTTCGGCGCTGTTGCCATAGTCGCCGTGGAGCCAGACATCGCCGTCTGGATTGGTGGCTCGTATACTGACGGCCAGTTCAACCCGCCAGCACCAGAGCCTCGACCTGAGCCTCTGCCTGAGCCACAGCCGGAGCCTGAAATCTAATGCCAGCCAGAAGCCAGAACAGCGAGATTCTCGCGCGGCTTGACCGCATCGAGAAGGACCTCGGTACCATCAAGATGGAACTTGCCGAAACTCGTGGCGCCTATCGGCTTGCCAAGTTCGTAGTTGCGCTTCTGGGAATCTCTGGACTTGGCGGCGTCACCGCGTGGTTGATGGGGCAGAAATGAGTCTCATCGTTCGCTCGCAGCTCGGACTCGCCGAACGCCTTGGCGTCAAGGCAATGGATGACTGCGGACCAGCAAGCCTTGCCACGGCTGCAACCTTCGTTGGGCTAGAGACCTCGACCAAGCAGGCACATGCCGCCTGCGCTCAGGCTGGCCGCGTGGATACTCCGACCGGCGCGGAAGGGACCTCAGCCGCGCAGCTCGCAAAGGCTGGCAAGATTCTCGGCTTGAACGCACGCTCGGTTTACGACTGGAGCGAGGCAAGCAATCAGGTCAAGAACGGCGCGGCGCTCATCCTCAACATTCAAGCAAGCCAAAGGAGCGTGCCTGACCACCTTCGCTCCAAGTGGCAGCGCGACTTCTGGGCAAAGCGACCGACCGAAACCTACGGCCACTGGGTCGTGCTGGTCTGGGAGAACGACGGCTGGGCGTATGCTTGCCCAACGATGCAGGAAGGGAAGCCTGGAAGGGCAGCCAGTCCTGCGGAAGTGAAGACCCTCCGAGACTCGAAGGGCGAGGCTGGGTTCCCGACTCCGCCTGCAATGATTCTGATTCACCGAAAGTAGGAGAGACATGGAC